TACATCATAGACGGGTTCAATCCAGCAGCACGCATATCGGCAGTAGACCGCTGGTACGCGGTGTTTGCCATCTTCTCCTGCCAGTCCCGGTTGTTCCGCCCGGTCAGCCAGTTCCATGCACTTGAAGCAACTGACCCAACGGTACCCGCTATCGCGCTCCCCGCAAACTCTTCCATAACCCATCCTACCACCCTTCCTAGAAATGGTCAATCATCCCGGGAACGCTGTAAACAGGCATCGGCCTAGTGCTCTTGACCCGGATGTGGGAATCAAACAGGAAGTGGGACTCAGAAGGCACCGCAAGAACCCGGTAGATCGGGTCCCCAGAAACCCCAACCGGTTCATTGATGAACGCCGCAGAAAGCGTAGGGGCCGAAGTGAACTTTTGGGCAACGTGCCACACATCCAGAGGCGTCACCGCCGTAGACCGAAACGTCCCAGTGATGCGCGAAGGCTTATACCGATACTCCGCCCACCGTTCCTGGTACCCGAACACCGCCGCCTCATTTGCAATCGACCCGTCAGCGTAAATCTCACCCGAAAGCACAGCCTGCTCACCCAAGCTCGCAAACACAGGCCAGTAGAAGTCAACCCGGGTCTGACGAGTCCACAGACGATCCCGACCCTGCTGGTAGGTCAAGTCAGCCCGAGCACTAACTAGCCCAAGGACATACCCATGTTCTACGAATGACTTACTGAACCCAATCCCAGCGCCGGCGGCCAGGCCGAAACCAGACAGATTCGCCTGAGGCGTTAGGGTCCCAGTCGTAGGAAGCGGCGAAGTTTGAGCGACAGGGTTCACAGTCACCGGAAGGGTACCACCACCAAGGAACTCGGGACGCTGGAGCCGCGAATCAGGGCTGCTCACACCAAAGTGAGCCTTCAGAATCTCCGTATACCTGGTGCCACCCCGCGCATCACGCTCCAGCCATCGCTGAGTCTGGAACGCCAACCGAAGAGCGTTGATCGTCGCGGCCGTAGCAGTCGTGAGGTCCGCGACCAAACCGCTATTACCAGCACCAGGAACCCAACTGAGGATCGAAGTAGCACCGGTCCCCGCCCCTTGCACGGCGACAGTCGAACCCGACGGCAACGCCAACGATTGAAGCTGCTGCGCAGCCCCAGTCGTACTACCGTAGAACTTAGGCTGGTTCGCAACAGCACGGTCAGTAGACGAAATCGCCTGAACGGAAGCAGTCGTCCCAAGAGGAATAGTCACCGCCGCGCCTTTCTGCGGCGCCGTCAAGCAGCTCGTGAAGTAGTCGTGGCGCTTGCCACGAGGCTGAATCACGAACTGGGACAAAGCATCCGGACCGTCCCCAGTCACAACCGGAACCGAGTTGATAAGATTCTGATCCCTGAACCACTGGTTATAAATCAGATTGTACGCCCGAAAGGGCAAGGACGAAGTAGTAACGAAATCGTTCAGACCGATAGGCAACCCCAGGTAATCACCCAGGGATTTTTCGGCCACAGTAAACGACGTGGCGATCTTCGGTATCACAAAAGAGATCGAATCCCCAGGGTTCGTCTGCTCACCGCAGAACTTCTGCCAGTTCGACCAAAGCAACCTATTCGGAACGAAGAAGAAGAAGAAGTCAAGGTAGATATTATCCATGATCGGCTTAATGAGCGTGTTCAGCCGGCAGAAGGCCGTAACGCCCACCTGGTGCGTATCCCCAGGGAGCACCTCGTCCAGAAAAATCGGAACCAAGAGGCCTTCGTTAAACGTCGTCTTAAGCCCATGCGACCGGTCGAACGAGCTGCGCTGAATGTTCGCCTGAGGCACCTGCGAGAACCGGTGCTGACCAGCATTACCCGCGCCTGCATTTGTGCGTGCCATCACGAACCCCTAAAGCAAGAGAAGGACCAACTACCAAAGGAAGAAACTTCCAATGAAACCGGGGAGTTCCCCGGACCCCCAATAGAGTGACAAGAAGAAACCGACAAGGGTTTCACTATGTTGTCACTCCACACATATACGACAAGGCTCATAATGTGTGGCGTTTCCTAGGAAACTTTGGCAGGGACGACAGAGGCGACCGCTGCAGCAGCTGCAACGTCAGCTGCATCCTGGGACTCCTTCGACAGGAGCCCCATCTTACGGGCTTCAGCGAAATTAGCCCGATCACTCAGGAACTCCAGAAACTCGCCCGGATCGTTATCGAACCGGGAACGAACCTCGGCCGGCATGGCCGAGAACTGCGCATCAGCTCGAGCTAGAACGAGCTGCGCAGCAAAGAAATCGGGAGCATCCGAAAAATCATCGTACGTCCCAATAATCGACTCGGGCAGCTGCCCGGTCTGAACGTACTTCCGAACTATATTGTTCAAGTTGCAATCATCCTTGAACTCCTGCTTCGCCATCGAAGGCGAACCAGAACAATCAAGACCAGGGTCCACAGGGCGCGAATACTGGTCAAGCGTCACTGGATACTTAGCCATGACGAACCTCACGAGAATTACCAGGAAGATGCGCAATATCATCCTTCAACAGCTCCATCTGAGCAACAACCCCAGGACCACCAGGAGCACCTGGAGCTCGCAGAAAGTCACGAGCGAACCCAAGAGAAATGTAACGGTCAGAATCGACCTCACCGGTAGCATCATTGAAGCTACCAATCACCCTCAACTGAAAGTCATCGGGATAACGAGAAACAACAGCCTGCGGGTCAACGGCTAAATCAGAGAACGCACGAATAGCTTGACCACGCGACGGCATAAAGAACGGAACACCGTAGAGATCCGACTTAACGTCGAACACAGAGAAGATCTGCAGAATCACAGGGAACCCCTTTCGTAGGAACGACCCTTGTCGAAGAACGAGGCCTTAGAAGCCTCAACCGCTTCGCGGACAATAAGACGAGAACCAGAACGGTTTACGTCAACAGCTGCAGCAGCAGCACGCTTACGCTTAACCTTACGGAACAGTCGCGGATTAACCCGCTCCAGAACAGTATCATAATACCGAGGCGCCGCACAACGCCCACCACCAGGTCGAGTAACGAACCCGTCAGGATAGACGTCCGACACGAACTTAGAAATGAAGCCGGAACCTATCCCAGGACGACGGGACATGACCTGGAACTCGGGCAATCGCCCATCGTAATGTGCATCCGCACCAACCACTACGCGCTTCCGCACGTAGTTACAAACATACTGGGCAGCACGCCCAGAGAAGGGGTCAAGCTGAAGCAACCCCAAACCCCAAACGCTCGTCAGCTCTCGCGACTCGTACACCAACTTCCCCCCCTGGAGGTCCCTGCGCACCAGGTCCCCAGGGTGGAAGTTAAAGAGCAGCGCATGATAATGCGGCCGCTCCAGCTGCTCACCGTATTCGCCACAAGCGAAGTAACGAAACCCGGGCCACTTCAACCGGGCCCGTTTCCAGAAAGTCTGCAGATCGTGCAGAGACAAAGAGCCACCCCGAGGCAAATGATCGTTGTCATACGTCAACGTCAGGAAGAAGTTCCAATCCCACTGCTTCGCCTCATGCTCACAGCGCAGAGCCCACTCGGAGGCCCGTGCCTGCACACACCCGCTGCACTTTCCGCACGGCAGCTCCACCGGCATATCCTTGAATCCATCCGCGAGCCGAAAGGAAATCGGTCGCTTCCCTGTCGCCACATTGACGCGCCTAGCCTTCCAGGCAGGCAAAGGATGGAAGCAGGGCATCTCACAGCCGATGGCCACCGCGCGCGATCGACCCCCCATTCTTCGGGTGAACCCTCGAAGCAGACTTCGAGAACTTACGGCCACCACGACCAGCAGCCTTACGCTTGTAACCCATGTCAGTATCCTCCCATCATCTGCCGCGCGGATGACTCCTCAGGCGTAACATTACCACTTGTCGCCTTCTTATAAGCGCGACCCATCTGTCGCTTAAGCCACTGCATCGTCTGGTCAGCCTTATCCATCTCCCCCTGGTACGGACGAGGAGCCCCGGGAGTACCAAACACATGATCCATCACAGGCTGCACATACTTCTCATACGGCACCTTCGCTCCCAGCTCCCGCACAGCAGTCGCCACAGCCTCTTTCCGAGGCAGCTCAGACTCGACCGACCTGGCCGAAGCAGTCTTAAGCCGAACCTCCGCACCAATTTCCTTAAGCTTCGCCACGATATTCGGAATCTCCGCATCCGCGACCCTCGTATGAGCACGAGCAAGATCGGTCTCAGCCCCCGCCTTGGTACCATGGTACCCGCTAATAGCCGCCTGCTCAGCATCCAGCTTCCCGGCCGTCGCTTCGCTCACCCGAGTCTCGTTCGCCAGGCGGGCCGCACTCACAGCCAGCTCCGGTACACCCTGGACAGGGTTCGACGCCGGCGCAGTGGGCGCAGGATTCGGCGTCATGGCCGCCGCACCAGACCCGTACATCATAGACGGGTTCAATCCAGCAGCACGCATATCGGCAGTAGACCGCTGGTACGCGGTGTTTGCCATCTTCTCCTGCCAGTCCCGGTTGTTCCGCCCGGTCAGCCAGTTCCATGCACTTGAAGCAACTGACCCAACGGTACCCGCTATCGCGCTCCCCGCAAACTCTTCCATAACCCATCCTACCACCCTTCCTAGAAATGGTCAATCATCCCGGGAACGCTGTAAACAGGCATCGGCCTAGTGCTCTTGACCCGGATGTGGGAATCAAACAGGAAGTGGGACTCAGAAGGCACCGCAAGAACCCGGTAGATCGGGTCCCCAGAAACCCCAACCGGTTCATTGATGAACGCCGCAGAAAGCGTAGGGGCCGAAGTGAACTTTTGGGCAACGTGCCACACATCCAGAGGCGTCACCGCCGTAGACCGAAACGTCCCAGTGATGCGCGAAGGCTTATACCGATACTCCGCCCACCGTTCCTGGTACCCGAACACCGCCGCCTCATTT